CTAGCCATAACTTTATTATTTGGACACTTACATTGCCATCTAAACTGTGAATCACAAATTGCACAAAATCTTGACCTAACCCTAATCTTTATTTCCTTCTTATCAATAATAGTCATTCCCTTTTAATATTTCCTCCCAATCATCCTTCTTATATTTATAATCTTTTTTATCCTGTTTCCAATCACCATATTCATATTCTACATAATCTTTTGACAAACCATCAACCACCTCACGAACTGTCACCAATATTTTTGTAAGGCCTGTTTTAATATTCATAATTTATCCTTAACTCCAATTTTTTGCAATAGTAAAGTTAGCATGAGAAAATTCCAATCTATCAACCAACTTGACAGCCTTTCCACTCTTAGCATTAATAGCTACAAAACCTTCTGGAGCTGTTACTTTAAATCCTGTTGATGTTTTCAGAAATGTACCAATGCCTTGTATCTTATTCAACTGTTGTACAACTATCATCTTTGCATCACGAATCGCTAAGTAAGTTGCAAAGGCAAAATATATTTCATTCTTGTATCTATTTAATTCCTTATTGGAATCTTTGAGAATCTTTTGATATTTTTCTTTACCTTTGTCTGACTTCTTACCTGCAATTTCTTTCGTCATACGATCTAAATAATACTTATCAAACTCTTTAACGAGCTTGTCTACACCTGACAACTTGGTGCCTGCACGAATCTTAGAGTTAAAAAAGATTTTCAGTTGACCACCTAAACTTAATGTTTTGTGTTCTCTTTTGCTGAGTACATCAAAAAACTTTCCAGCCTTTTTAATAGCTCCTTTGATCTGATTTATTTTGAGAACAAGGCTCTTAGTATCTGATTTTGACAAACCAGCTACTTTACTAACATTCTTGACACCAGCATCTTCTGACCAAACACTTTTAGTTGTCGTAAACTTACTAGAGTCTACACCAAAAGATGCACTCAAATCTGCAATAGTGTTTCCACTATATGATGTATGCCAGACAACTCCTATACTTGCTTTACGAATTGTACTAGCTAATTTACTATCAGCAGGAACTGCATAAGTTATTGTGTTGGGTGTAAAGACAACGCTTTTAACACCATCAACTTCTTCTTCTACAAGATCCTCTTTAGTAAACATGATGTCGCCTTGGAATATACCTTTCATTCCAAGTTTAGAAAGATGTTTGAGTGCAATTTTTAATTTATCTGTCGGACCCTCTGAACCATGATTGGATGCTATATCAGCATTCGTATAATTTATTTTAGGGGTCTTGTTAAATAATGATTTTGTTGCAACAAAAAACTTCCCATTCTCTGGATTCTGTCCAGCAAAAACTGCTGGAGCTCCATCCCATTTTACTGTAACATTCGTTGAACCTTTACCAACTCCGTTCAACATATCTTTCAACGAATTTAAGAATCTAACTGCTGTCTTAGCACCAGTTAAACCGTTATTAATTATCTCATCTTCAAGATGTTCTAAATGTGTGTTCTTATCTTCATTTAATAATTGTGCAAATGTTATCATAGTTTGTCTAAACTCTCTATCTTACATAACGGACAATCCTCATATGGAACAGACCGAAATGGACATATTTTATCATGGTCTATCTCAGCATATCCACCCCTTGAATGAAGTGCCGTACTATTCTTTTCTTTACGCTTCAACCTCTCAGCTGAATCTTTAAACAATTCTATAAGTTTCTTATCTTTCATATTATTCTATTATTTATATAAAATCTCTATAGTATTTATAATATTTATACATTTGGCTATATTTTCCAATCAGTAATAGCCGTTTTAACATCTTTATGTTGCTTCAAGAATGGTGAATCTGGTGATTTTTTTACATCAGAACCACCATTTGCCAGTACTGGTTGCTGTGACTGTGAAATACTCTCCAATCTCATACGATTCTTATTCATCCCCAACATAAATTTAGAATTAATTGTGGGATCACTATATCTATTCTTCAACTGTTTGAACATCAGCTGACCACCATTATCCTCTTTTGCCACGATAGCTAACATTAAATCTGCTGTTGCTGGTAGACCAAACGACTCAGATATATTTGTCATATCTGGGTCAGAACTAGAATACCCTTCACGATTCAATTGAGAACTTGTGATTACAGGAACATTACACTCTACTGCGAATCCACGAATCTCCTCTGCTATGGATTTAATATAAACGTAAGTGTTCATATTTGATGTCCACTTAACTCTACTGGATGCACATATATTTAGATAGTCTAATATAACAATCTGTGGTGCAAATCGTTTCTTGATCTTTAACTCTCTCAACAATCCACGAAAGTTTCCAACATGAGCTCCTGATGTTGGATACTCTTTGATAACTAATCTACCAAAGTTTCTTGTAGAGTTCATCACCTTTTCAATCTTAGCATTGAATGATTCTCTTGGAAGCAAACGAATCTGGTCTAAGTCAATATCCAAAAGATTAGCATCAACTCTCTCAGCTATTCTCTCTTGTGCCATCTCCATTGTAATATACAAAACATCAAACCCTTGTTTGATATATTGAGATGCTAAATGTGTCTTGACTAATGTTTTACCAGAACCAGTTCCACCAAGAAATACTGTAAGAGTTTTTGGTGATATTCCTCCACCCGTAATCTTATCTAACATCTCAATCCCAAATGGATATCTCTGTTCTCTCTTATGATAATAATCCCATCGTTCAGGAGCATCATCAATATAGTTATGTCCCACACTTGTATCTAAAGATACAGCAAGTGCATCAGTTAACATATCTGGTATTGCGTCTTTTGGTTTGTTCTTATCTTTACCTTCTAAGATTGCAATCGAATCTACAATACCATTATAGACAGCTGCATCTTTTGCCCATTTCTCTGTTTCGTGTATAAGCCATTCTGTGTCATCACTCTTTTTCTTATATGCTTTCAGAATTTCTAAACAATTCTTAAACAAGTTCTCGTTCAAATCATCTCTATCTGAAATAATATTTGCAAGGGATGTAACACTTGGTGCTTTGTTATATTCTTTTATATGTTCTTGTATTTCTCCAAATACTACTTTCTCTGGATGAGCTCTAAAGTATTCTGGTTTTAAAAATACACCTACTAGACTTGCATACTGCGAATCATATATTAAGTTCTCAAGTATTAATTGTTCTATTCTCATGCATCCTTTCCTTTGTGTAATATCACTCTCGGGTCGTTTAAGATTAATAAGTTTTTAAGTATCTTACCAATCTCAACCTCAAACTGATCTTTATTTTTTTCATTAACAATTCTATTCATATGTTCCATATCTTCTTCCCAACCATCATTTCTATAGTTTCCACCAATGATTTCATATCCATAAGATATATCAAATGAGCCAGGAGTATTGTGATGGTCTAATTCTACATTCTTAAAGTAAAACTCTACACCTTTGAATTTGCCTTCTTGCAATAAAAATCTATATAAGGGACTTGAATTATAATTAACTGCCGTCTTGTCTATATCCATCACAACCCTCCATAATCCATTTTGATAATAAAAACTTACTAGCCATGATACTCTGTGTCTTGCCCAAAGAAATAATACCAACTATACCATCCAGTATCAACAAGAAACAATAAAACATATATTTCAATCTTCCATACTTTAAGCCTTTATGAATGGTATAAGAAAAAAGTGGTTCGTTAGGATCATCTTCTGGCGTATCTGTTATCTTCATATTTTCAATTGATTGCTTTACTTCTTCAGGATCCTCATTCAAATAATCTGTGTATATTACTTTGCCTGTTTTAAAATCAATTTTCATCCAACACCTTCCTTATCAATTTACGTTTCTCATCCACATTAACTTCTAAAAATGGTTTGTAATTATAACATAAAGTTTTTTGATCTCTCCATATGGGGTCTATCAATTTCTTATCTAGTGCTTTTGTAAAATCTAAACAAATATCTAAAACTGTAAAAGTTTCTAATGAAATATCATCTCCTAATAGAAGCTTTAATATTGGAGGATGATTAATTCCTTCAGACTCAAACAACTCATTGAACTTCAGATTATACTCTTTCATATATTCAACAACTACTTTCATATTGCGTTGAAGATGAAGTGAGAAGCTTTCCATCTTATTCTTATAGTCAATAAAGTAATCATCCAAAAACTCTGTTGGATACATCTTGCCT